GCCAATCCGGAGGGCGGCTACATCGGCCTCATGCACCTGGGCGACAAGCTGCGCTCGTTCATGTCGGGTGAGATGGATCGCGTCCGGAAGCTGATGGTGGATGTTGGGCTGAATGAGTTCGGCCTGGATCAGCCGACGGCAGAGGGCGTCGCCGACGCTGCGGTGCAAAAGCACGTCGATGATGCGGCTGCCTCTGTCCAGCCCGCTCCTGATTATCCCCCGGCGCCCGCTGATGAGCCGCTGCCGGTCCCTGAGACTGACCAGACGCCATATGCGGAGCCTGCCGCCGATCCCGCTCCTGCGGCGCCTGATGAGCCTGCGGAGCCTGTCGCCGACGATGCTGCGGCGGCTGAAGAGGATGCCGATGCGGTGGCGGCTGATGCCGACGCTGCGCACGCGAGCGAGGAAGGCAAGGATGGCTAAGGATTTTCCGTATCCCGGCAATTACGCCTATCACCCTCCGGCCGCTGAACAGCCGGCGCAGTCCTCGATGGTGAAGGTCGTGCCGTCTGCGCCAGCCAGCCAATCCGATCAGCCGCCTCGGCCTCTCCAGGGAGAATAACCATGTCGTGGTACATCACTGCCGTTGGACGGCCGATGCCGGTGTTGGAAGCGGTCACAGCGCAGGCGAACGCCGTGACGTGCATGGAGCCGGAGCAGTCGATCAAGGCGACTGTGGTGGCGATCCTGGGGCAAGCGCTGGCGGCGTATCCGCCCGGCGCAGCGGTGCGTGTCAAAGCGTCCGGGTCGCAGTCCACGGGCCATGACGGCAAGGATGCGATCAACTCGCTGGAACTGAACATCGAGCCGCTATTCGGGTTTGTCGAGTAATCGATGCCTATCACGACGGGAAACACGCCCAAAGCATTGCAGGGGCAGCGCATGGCCAAGAGTTGGATGCAGCCGCACGGCTCGGGTAGCACGATCGTCAAACATCCTGGATCGCTGCGCGCCACGGCCAAGCGCATGGGCTTGGTGAAGGGCGACAAGCCGCTCTCCTCGCACGCGCTCGCCGTGATGAAGAAGAAGGGCGGACCAGTAACGCGCAAGCGGGTTGCGCTCGCCAAGGTGTTCAAGGGCGCGCACGCGCATCATCCTCCGGCGCGATAAGCCCTAGACGATCTCGCGGGAGATTTGTCACAAGCTCTGTGATGGCAGCGCAGTCAGTTGCGTCCAACGGAGAATAGCTCTGCGGGATGTGAATGGCCGTCTATTCGTGCCGCACGCTGCCAACTATCCGAGACTTCATGGACTCGGATGCGTTCTTCCGGGGCCTGATGGGGCCGTTCGGCTCCGGGAAATCGACGGGCTGCGTGATGGAAGTGCCGCAGCGTGGCGTCGAGCAAAAGCCCGGTCCTGACGGCATCCGGCACTCCCGGTGGGCGGTGATCCGCAACAGCTACCGGCAATTAGAAGATACCACGATCCGGACGTTCATGCAGTGGCTGCCGCCGCACCAACTCGGCGAGTGGCTGCCGTCCAAGCACCAGTACACGATCAAGGCGCTGAAACAGGAAGGCGACGATCGCGGCGCGGAAATCGAAGTGCTGTTCCGTGCGCTGGATCGGCCGGACCAGTTGGGCAACCTCCTCTCGCTCGATTTGACCGGCGCCTGGATCAATGAGGGCCGCGAAGTGCCGTGGCCGATCTTTGAAGCGCTGGAGGGCCGCGTTGGACGTTATCCGCGCATGGCCGATGGCGGACCAACGTGGTTCGGCATCTGGAGCGACACCAACCCGCCTGATGTTGACAGCGATTGGTTTAAGTTTTTCGAGGAAACCGATCACTCGGAACGCGTGGAAGAGCTTGCCAAGGTGATCCCTGGCCTGACGGTGGCAAATTACCGCAGCATCTTCAAGCAACCGTCTGGCCTCTCGCCGAACGCTGAAAACCTGGAAAACCTGCCGGCCGGCTATTACCAGCGCATGGCGATCGGCAAGTCTGATGAGTGGTGCCGCGTCTATATCCATGGCCAGTACGGGTTCGTCATCGACGGCAAAGCGGTCTGGCCGGAATACCAGGACGACATGCACTGCCCGAAGGATGTGAAAAGGCAACCGACGCCATATCCTGGTCTGCCGATCGTGCGCGGCTGGGATTTCGGCCTGACGCCGGCTTGCATCTTCACTCAGATAACGCCGCGCGGGCAGTGGATCGTGTTCGATGAACTGACTGCCTCGTCCATGGGCGCCGACGCCTTCTCCGACGAAGTGAACGAGCATAGCGCACGGTATTATCCGCGTTTCGAGTATTGGGATGTCGGTGATCCGGCCGGCGCGCAGAAAAGCCAAACCGATGAGCGCACGTGTTTTCAGATACTGCGGGCCAAGCGGATTATGATCGAACCGGCGATCCAAACCCTGCAAATCCGCCTGGAGTCGGTACGCAAGCCGCTGCGGACACTGGTGGATGGTCGGCCTCAGTTCGTCATCCATGAGCGGTGCAAACAACTGCGGCGCGGGCTGATGGGCGGCTATCACTTCCGACGGATGCGCGTGACCGGCGAGCGCTACACTTCGGAACCGGAGAAAAACAGCTTCAGTCATCCTTGCGATGCACTCGGCTACGCTGGCACAAGGCTGTTCGGGGCAGCGCTCTTCACGCCATCAGTGTCGGGTCGGGACGAATATGGGGTCTCTGACCGCACACGTTCACGCGTGACGGGGTACTGATGTCTGACCAAAACAACGAAGTGCTGACAGTGGGATCGATCGATCTTGGCGATCTGCTGCCGGTGAAGCCGAACACCGTGACTCTGGTGCGCCCGGCCGGCTCGTGCCGTGAGTGCAGTTACAGCCACATGGAAGGCAAGGATCGCGTTTGCCGCTTCAATCCGCCGCAGGTGACGTTCATCGCCGCGCCGGATCAGCAAGTTCAGCAAACGCCGCAGGGGCCGCGCGTGGTCCAGGTGGTGGCGCTGCGCAACTTCACGGGCTTTCCGATCGTCCAGAATGAACAGTGGTGCGGACAGTTCGCGGCCAAGGTTCGGTCTCGTGACCGCTGACATCGGTCATTTGCCGATCCCTGAGTACCATCGCACGCCGCTGGCGGCGATCGGCACGGCGAGGAACCTTGTCGATCGCGAAGAGGTCCGCAGCGTGCTCATCCTTGGCGAGACGGCGGAGGGGCTGCTGTTCCTGAGTGCGGGCGATGGCCGGCAATTGACCAGCGCAGAAGCGCTGTGGCTGCTGGAGTGGGCCAAGGCGCTCCTGTTGGATCGGGGACGTTTCGAGGGGATCGGATGAGTCGGCATGACGCGTTCACAGTCGCTCCGTTTGCTGAACGCCACCGCTACCGGCGATCGCCTCATATTCGAGGAACCGCAGGACGATCTGCGCCGGCTTGAATGGTTTGTGCGGTCGATCGCGTGGCGTTTCCAGCAAAGCGCCGCGAAGCAAGCCACGGCGCCGTGGTCGGAGCACATGGCGAAGTGCCTGCATTTCGGGTGGGATGGCCGAAAGGCTTGCGCCAAGTTCGATGAGATGGAGCGGAATGAGATAGCGGTGTTCGCTGGCGAGTATCGGGCGGAGTGCGGCACCGAGTATCCTCACACGGCTGCCGGCGTGTCGATCCAACGCTATGGCGATCTCGGTCCAAGCAAACATCCGCCGAAGCGCTACGGCAACGCTGTGCTCCGCCATTGCGGAAGGCGTCGCCGCTGATGCAGATTGAAACCGGGCCAAGCAGCGCCCGCCAGCCCGATTAACGCGGAGCGCTGCCGTGAGCCTTACGATGTCGCCTCCCGATCCTGGTGCCGCTGCGCCGCCAATCCAGTCCATCGCCTCGCTGATGGGTGGGACGGCGCTGCCGTCGGTGTTGCAGGGGTTCAGCGCCGACGCTGAGCCGCCGCTGCCATCCTTCGTCCCTGAAGAGGCGCGCGAGCATTACCGGATGCTGGAGCGCTGGCAGCGATCGGCCAACATCGCCGAAGAAGATGACGCGCCCGATGATCTGGATACGCTCACGATGCGGGTCGGGCAGGACTATGAGATTGACGAACGCAGCCGCGTCGAGTGGCGCGAGAAATACCGGAAATGGCTCGATTTCGCGCAACAGGTGGTGGAGGAAAAACAGTACCCCTGGCCGAAAGCGTCGAACGTCATCTATCCGCTGCTGACGACGGCCAGCCTCCAGTTCGCCGCTCGCGCTTATCCCGCCATCATCCGCGACAGTGCTGTGGTCAAGGGCAAGGTGATCGGCGATGACAGCGGCACGCCGACGCTCGGTTCTGACGGCAAGCCGATCATTCTGCCAGCCACGCAACAGCCGCTCTGGAAAATCGCCCCTGGTGCGAAGCAAACCCGCGCCGATCTGATCGGGCGCCACATGAGTTGGCAGTTGCTCGATGAGCAAGAAGAGTGGGAGCCGCAAACCGATCGGCTGCTGGTGGTGCTCCCGATCGTCGGCACGATGTTCCGGAAGTCGTACTTCGATCCCGCGCTCGGTCGTAATGTCAGTGAAACTGTGGATGCGATCGATCTCTGCGTCAATTACAAGGCCAAGAGTTTCGAGACGGCGCCGCGCCAAACTGAGATGGTCCGGCTGTATCCGTGGGAGATTGAAGAGCGCATCCGCGCCGGCCTCTTCTGCGATAAAGAGTATGGCCACGACTCAAATGCGACGCGGAACGAAGTCGATAATGGTCCGCCCCCCGATCAGGACGATGACGACGCGGCGGTGACGTTCCTGGAACAGCATCGGCGCTGGGATTTGGATGGTGACGGGTATGCCGAACCTTACATCGTCACGGTCTCTCGCGACACGCATCGTCTGGCGCGCATCCGCGCCGGCTTTGACATGGAGGGCATCCTGTGGGGGAAGGATGGCCGGATCATCCGCGCTGAGAAAGTCCAGTATTATACGAAGTACGGGTTCATCCCCTCGCCGGACTCCGTGGTCTATGACCTGGGCTTTGGGCACCTGCTCTATCCGCTGAACGAAGCCATCAACACGTCGCTCAATCAGATGTTCGATGCCGGGCATCTGCAAAACGTCGGTGGCGGTTTCATCGGCTCCGGCCTCTCGGTCAACGCGGGCGCCATGCGGTTCGCCATGGGCGAATACAAGCCGGTCAATGCGGTCGGGGGGGCGCTCCGCGACAACATTTACACCATGGAGTTCAAGGGGCCGTCGCAGGTGCTCCTGATGCTGCTTCAGTTCCTGGTGGAAGCGGCTGAGCGGGTGGCGGCGGTCAAGGACGTGATGGTCGGCGACATGCCCGGCGACAACACGTCCGGCATCACGACGCTGGCGGTGATTGAACAGGGGCTGAAGGTTTTCAGCGCCATTTACAAGCGGATTTACCGATCGCTCGGCTATGAGTTCCGCAAGCTCTACCGGCTCAATCGGCTGTATCTGGCAGATCAGCAAGGCTTTGGCGGCGGCGATGGCTGGGAGGAAGTCAAGCGGGAGGATTATGAGTTCGGCAGCGGTGTCGAGCCGATCAGCGATCCGCAAATGGTCACCGATATGCAGCGGCTCGGCCGCGCGCAGTTCCTCCTGACGTTCAAGGATGATCCGGCCTGCAACGGCATGGCGATCCGCCAAGAGGCGTTCACCGCTGCCATGATCGCGCAGCCGCAGCGCTTCCTGGTGCCCAACCCGCAGCCGCCCGCGCAGGTGCAACTGAAGTCGCGGGAACTGGACATCCGCGAAAAGCGCGAAATGACCGATCTGCAACTGCGGAGCACGCATGACCGCGCGATGATGATCCGCGAAGTCGCACAAGCGGAACTTTTCCTTGCGCAAGCTCGGAAATTAGACAATGACGCCCAACTCGGATGGGTTGAACAGCATATCAACCGCCTGAAGGTCGAAGTCGATGCCCTCGGAACACTCGGCGACATCCAAAACCAAGCTGCCGACAATGGCGGCGGAGACGGTGGCGGTGCCGCATCTGATCCAGGAACTCAGTCCTGACCAGTTCGGCCTGTGGCGTCGGCATCCGGTCACTGAACTGGTCCTGGATCAATGGATCGATGATTTCCTGGCCACGATGGAAACCGGCATCATGCAAGCGTGGCTTGCCGGCACCCTGAGCCTCCAGGTCGAACAGGATGCGCGCGGCTACATCCATTCGCTGCGCCACTTGCAAAGGCTGAAACTGGCCGATCTCTGTGCGTTTTGGGGTGTGCAGCCAGAAGATCACGATCGTGATCGTCGGCGCGCTGACAGCGGGACCGGCTACTCGTGAAGGCCAGCGAAGCCATCCTCGAAGTCGAAAGCCGGTTCGTGGTCCATCATGAGGTCGGCGAGGCGATCGCGTCCTATGGCGATGACGGCAGTGAGCACGATACCGGCGCGCGCAATATGTCTCGGGCACCGTGTGGCGAACCATACGTCACGCTTTGCAGCGGGGGTGTGAAGAAGCAAGGCGAGTCGAACGGCGTCATGTTCTCCGACGAAGCACGCGCTTGGCGCTGGTGGTACTATGCCGTGCTCGATTATGCCGAAACCATCGCCCCTGAGAACGACTGGCCGAACCTGCATCTCTACTGGCGGGATAAGCCGGCGTACGAGACTGACGAATATGTCAGCCTCAACCAAGCACAACAATTGCAGCGCGGTGAGCCGCTTCACAACGTCCGCCTGGGCTACGTGTACAGCCGGCTCCTCATCAGTAAGCTCCGGCCTGACGGAACGGAGGGACCATGACGGACGAAGTATTTTCCAGCGATGGCGGCGAGGGGCTGCGCGATCGCCTCATCATCACGCAGTTCGGCCAGTATCTGGCGCAGTATGACGGCGAAAATCATTCTGGCCTCCAGCCGGTATGCGATCTCGTCCTGGTGCTGTGCGACCAGCCTGCGGAGATGACGGCGGGCGGCGTCTATATCCCTGACGACAGTAAGGAAAAGATGGGCTACGCGGCGACAACCGGCGTCCTGGTGGCCGTGGGAAGGCAAGCGTTCGCCTATGACAGCCGCCGCATGGTGCATTGGGACGGCGAGGATCGGCCGAAGCCGGGTGACCGTGTGGTGTTCAAGAAGTACTCGGGCATCGAGTACGATGGCCGCGATGGGCTGATGTATCGGCTGATGGAGGATCGCTGCATCGGCGCGATTGAGCTACCGATGGAGGCACCAGTACTGTAAGGGCACGCAAGCAACACTCCACGCGGGTCACCAAAACGCATGGAGCGATATGCTGATGTCAGAAACAACGACGGCGGCGGCGGAAGTAACACCGCAATCGCCCGATCCTGCGGCGGCGGATGTCGAGACGCGCGCCCGGCTGATGGGGTGGAAACCTCAATCCGAGTTCAAGGGCGACAACTGGTTACCGGCCGATGA